TCTATGATATGATTCCCTGTCGTTGCAGGGGGGGTTAGTATATACCCTATAGGTTTTATTCAGTATCTTCTTTCCATGGTTTTCTTTTAAGTAATTTATCAAGGTGTTCTCTCTTTCTTCTTTCTTTACTAACATAACTTAAAACTTTGTAGGTTATAAGGGCAATCACAATAAGGGCTGATATGTTATATATAAACATACCAAGCCCATAATTAAAAGTCATCATACTAATTTAACCACTTTGGATTTAACATTGCTAAACCAATTTTAACATTAACTTCTTTTGCACTCATCAGAAGTTTTAAATGATTAAATTTTACACGATCATACAGAACTACAGAGAAAGTATCAGCTTGTAATCTATTAACAGTGTATACATCTTTACCTACACTAAACCAAAGTAACCTATCAATAGAAATATTTGTAGGTCTTCTGAATTTATCTAAGTCATGTGCTAAGATATACTCGTTAGCATCTGTAGTTCTCTTCTTACCTTTACGTTTGTACATAGTGCCGTCTTCCTGTTTCCAAGTCTTTCGATCTTTAAGATCAAACTTACCAACTCTATAACTACCATCTTTCTTAATAAATCCTGCACGGAATTTCTTAGCTTTGGTTTGAGTTAATAAGGTGTACAGTAAATGAGGCACGTTGCTTTGGTGCATATTTGCGTATGTCATATTATCCTTATTGTTGATTGATTTGTATTCAGGGTAAGTGTTGCTGACCAGTAGATAACAGCTGTTATATGCATTGCAATGTACATCACTCGGCACTTACCCCTTTTGTTTGTATTTGGGGTTAGCCCTGTTCAGCCGTTAGCTACTATCGGTAACCTAAGAGAGTATTAAGTAGCACTGCAAGTCTTAGTTTATGTCACGACAACTAACCCCCCTTGATTGTATTACTACCCAGTCATGAACTATCTTCATACAAAAAAGGGCAACCAAGTCTCCCTGATTGCCCTTACATATTATAATATAAAT